GGGCAGTCTCACCCGGATCCGACCGGGCAAGCCGCCCTCACCGTCGACCGGGCTGCCGCGGACCGGGCGCAGCTCGATAAGGACCTCGCGGCGCTCCGCAACGCCGCCGGCGCCATCCAGGCGATGGTGCTGCGGTACGGCACCGGCCGCACGTCACCGACACGGCAGCGTCGCCACACCGACCGCTACGGCGACCCGGGCTGCCAGTCCTGCGCCCGCATGACCGGCCACGAACCAGGCACGCAACGATGGGAACCGGTGCATCGCACCAGCACCGTGTCCGACAACCTGACGGCACCGATGGCGCTGTGCGCCTGGTGCTACGGGTTCGTACGCGACATCGGCCGGCTCCCGAACCGTGTCGAGCTGACCGCCCACCACCAAGGCCGCAAGGTCACCCGGGTCGGATGATCCGCGTTCCGGTCGATGATGGCTGTTATGGTGTGGTCGAGTTGGCGATCTGCGACCACAACGGTCCGGGTCGCCTTCGTCGTTCCGGGGAGGCCCACCATGTTGCACCGTCTCCTTGCCTGGCTCGCCGACCGGATCATCCCGGCCGAAGCGCTGCGCCTGCCCCGACGGTAGGGTCAGCCGCATGAAGCGGGCGGCAGTGGTACTGGTTGTCCTCGTCGGGCTGGTGGGGTGCTCCGGTGGCTTCGGCGGCTCGGGCGGTGACCCGTCAGTCAACCTGCGGGCCGATGGGGCCGAAAGACTGCACGCCCTTCTGAACCGCTCGGTGAGCGATGCCGACATCCGGCCACTCGCCCGCAAGACCTGCGGCAAGATCGCCCGCCCGACCGCGGGCTCGGCTGGCCTCGGCGCATGGCTGGTCGGAGCGTTCAACCTCAAGAGCCAGGCGCAGACACAGAACGCCGGCGTCCTGGCACGCCTCCTGGACGCCTACTGCCCCGACAGACACGCAGCAGCTGCACGGGCCCTGGACACCTGGGGGATAGATCTCCCCACCACAAGCCTCACCCCATAGCTAGCGACCTGAGTCCAAAGCAGGGCGTCGGGAGGCACCTATGGCCGGCACCGCCTGGGCTGGGTCCACCTGGACCCCACCCCTCGGATGGGAACGACTCCGAGCTGCCGTCCTCCAACGGGACGGCCACCGCTGCACCTGGACCACCGACGGGACCCGGTGCCCCCTCCCCGCCACCGACGTCGACCACGTCACGCCACGACACCTCGGCGGTGCCGACACCCCCACCAACCTCCAGTCCCTGTGCCCGGCGCACCACGCACGCAAGAGCAGCAGTGAAGGCGTGAACGAACGAGCGAAGCGCGCTGCGCTGCGCCGACGTCCGATCGAGTCGCATCCAGGCATGCGAGCGCCGTCCGACGCCGAGGGGGTGGGGGGTGCCCCCCCGACCTGGGCCCGCCCCGACCGGTCGGCATAGCGCCGAGAATTCGGTACGGGATAGCAACTTCGGGAGGCAGCCCTCATGTCCAAGCCGGGTCCGCCTCCGAAGCGAAGCAGTCAGCGGCGCCGGTCGAACACGCCAGCCGCGGGCGACCCGGTGAAGGCGCCGGCTGGCAGGGCGCCGTCCGTACCGAGGGCAGATCCCGAGTGGCACCCGGTGGCGGCGCGCTGGTTCAGGTCGCTAGCCGGGTCGGGGCAGGCGCAGTTCTACGAGGCGTCCGACTGGGCGGCCGCGGTGGTGCTCGCTGAGTCGATGAGCCGAGAGCTGAACCCGCAACCGGTCGTGACGAAGGACGGCGACGTGACGATGGTGTCGATGGCTCCGAAGGCGGCGTCGGTGGCGGCGTGGCTGAAGGGGATGTCTGCCCTGTTGGCGACTGAGGGCGACCGGCGCCGGGCCGCGATCGAGCTCGAGCGTACGGCGACCGAGGAGGCGAACGGCGATGTCTCCTGGCTCGACGATGCCCGCCTCCGACTCCGCGCGGAGCCCGGCTAGCCGGCTCTCGACTCTGCCCGAGGGCGAACCTGAGTTCACGCTCGGGTGGGAGGCGATCCGCTGGGCTGAGTCGGGGCTGCTGATCCAGCCGAACGGTCCAAGTGCCGGGAAGCCGCTGCGGTTCACGAGGGATCAGCTGCGGTTCGTGCTGTGGTGGTATGCGCTCGACGCGGACGGCCAGTGGCTGTTCATGCACGGGGCCCGCCGGTTGGCGAAGGGGTCGGGCAAGTCCCCGTTCGCCGGGATTCTGGCACTGATCGAGTTCTGCGGCCCCGTCCGGCTCGCGCGGAAGGACCACCGGCTCCCAGGCGGGTGTGCGGGCAAGCCGGTCGAGATGCCACTGGTTCAGATCGCCGCGACGGCGGAGTCGCAGACCGCGAACACGATGCGCTACGTCCGAGCGTTCGCGCCGAAGGGCTCGCCGCTGGTCCGGGAGTACAACCTGGACCCGGGCAAGACCCGGTACTACCGGCTGCCGGAAGGCACCCTCGAGACGATCACGAGCTCGGCGACAGCGGCCGAGGGCGGCGAGGCTTCGTTCATCGTCGCCGATGAGACGGAGCACTCGAAGCCCTCCAACGGTGGCCCTGAGCTGATCGCGACGCTCGAGGACAACCTGGCGAAGTCGAACAGTCGCCTCTTGGAGACAGCGAACGCCTGGGTGCCCGGGACGCACAGCGTCGCCGAGGCCACCTGGGACGCATGGATCGCACAGGAGGAGGGCCGCCTACAGGACGAGGCCGGCCGGATCCTGTATGACGCACGGCTGGCACCACCCGACTGCGATATGTCGGACTATGCCTCACTCGAGGCGGCGCTCCGGTGGGTGTACGGAGACTGCGACTGGAAGCGTGGGCCCGACGGCGAGGTCGACGTGGCGCCGATCATCAAGCGGATCTGGTCCCCGAAGGCGAAGCCGAGCGAGTCGCGCCGCAAGTACCTGAACTGGCCGACGGTCCATGAGGACGCGTGGGCGGATCCGGCTCGGTGGCTCGCTCTCGCCGACCCCGGCCGCGTCGTGGATCCCGACGAGCAGGTCGTGCTGTTCTTCGACGGATCGAAGTCTCGTGACGCCACCGCCCTGATTGGGTGCTGCGTCGTCGACGGTCACGTGTTCACGCGAGGCATCTGGGAGCCCAACCCCTCGCATGACACCGACGACGTGGTCGACGTCGATGACGTGGATCGAGTGGTGCAGGAATCGTTCGACACGCTCAACGTGGTCGCGTTCTTCGCCGACGTCCGGGAATGGGAGTCGTTCACGAAGATCGACTGGCCGCGACGGTTTCGTGACCGGTTGGCCGTAAGGGCCGTGCCGGGCGGCAAGGACCCTCAGCCGATTGCGTGGGACATGCGGAGCCACACCTTCGACTTCACCCTGGCCGCCGAGCTCGCCGAGGCCGAGATCACCGACGGCCTGTTCACCCACGACGGCGACCCTCGCCTTGCGAGGCACGTGGAGAACTGCCGGCGTCGCCCGAACCGCTACGGAGTGTCCGTGGGCAAGGAGTCCCCGGATTCACCGCTCAAGATCGACGCGGCTGTTTGCATGATCGGCGCCCGCATGGTTCGACGTCTCGTCGTCGCTGCCGGGCCGGTCGAGAAGCACTCAGGGATTGTCTGGTGAGCCGCACCGGGAGGCCGATATGGCGATGACACCAACCGATGTCATCGCCCTGGTGGCCGACGACCTGTTGGTCCGGTGGGAGAACGAGCGCCGCAAGCTCGACCGGATCGACCGGTGGGCCCGTTGGGAGCACGACCGGCCGCACCAACCTAGGCAGGCAACGGCTGAGTACAACGAGCTCTCCGCGAGGTCGCAGGCGCCGTGGGGCGACCTGATCGTCACGTCAGTCGCGCAGACCCTCTACGTGGAGGGCTACCGGTCGCCGAGCGATCCCGACAACAGCTCGGCGTGGCGGCTGTGGCAGGTCAACGGAATGGACGGCCGTCAGGTTGCGATCCACCGGGCCGCGCTGACCTACGGGCTCGCCTACGGCTTCGCGTTGCCGGGACGGACGATGACCGGCGAAGCCGTGCCGGTCATCCGCGGAGCATCGCCACGCCAGATGATCGCCGTCTACGACGACCCCGCCAACGACGACTGGCCGGTCTACGCCCTGCGCGTCTCGCGGCGCCGCAGGGGGCGCGTCATCGAACTACTCGACGACACCCAGCTCTACGAGCTCCACAGCGACGATTACGGCGCGAAGCCTGTGTTCATCGGCTCCCGCACCCACGGCGCCGGCGTCTGCCCGGTGGTGCGGTTCGCCAACCGGTTCGACCTCGAGGGCCGTTCGGCAGGAGAGATCGAGCCGTTCATCCCGGTGCTGGGCCGCATCGATCAGACCGCGTTTGACCGGCTGGTCGTGCAGCGGTTCGCGTCATGGATCGTCCGCACGGTCGCCGGTATGGCGCTCCCCGAGTCCGCAGCCGCAGCAGGGGTGACGCCCGAGGAGAAGAAGCTGCAGCTCCGTGTCGAGGACATCCTGATCGCGAAGGATCCCGCCACGAAGTTCGGGTCGCTGCCGGCGACACCGCTCGACGGTTTCATCAAGGCGCACGAATCGGACATCCACGTGCTTGCGGCCGTGTCGCAGACCCCAGCGCACGAGATGCTCGGCCAGATGGCCAACCTCTCCGCTGAGGCGTTGGCCGCCGCGCGGGCATCGCTGACATCGAAGAGCGACGAGCGGAAGGTCACGTTCGGCGAAGCCCACGAGCAATTGCTCCGTCTCGGCGCCCATCTCGCCGGCGATCAGGCCGCGGCAGCGGACTTCGAGTCGCAGGTGCGATGGAAGGACACCGAGATCCGGTCGCTCGCCCAAGCCGCCGACGCGCTCGGGAAGATGGCCCAGATGCTCGGCGTGCCCGTCGAGCTCCTCTGGGAGAAGGTCCCAGGGTTCACCGACCAGGACGTGGAACGAGCGAAGGCGCTCCTCGCCCAACAGCCCGGCGGCCTCGACTCGCTCCTGCGCGAACTCGCCGGCGGTCAGACAAGTCCGACACCCGCCGACGACACAGCCGATCTGAAGAAGCGGGCCGACGCGATGGGCGTGCTGATCCGCTCAGGCGTGGAACCGGTCGACGCCGCCCAACAGGCCGGTCTCACAGGGGTCCGCTTCACGGACCTCGTCCCGGTCACGTTGCGCCCACCTGGGGGATAGGCCGTGGCCGCCACCGTGTCGCTCACCGAGGCGCACCGACTCGTCCAGGCCCGACTGGCCGCCAGGACCGTGGCCCAGATGCGGACCATCTGGCCCCTGCTCGACGTCACCGCGGTGGACGCCACGTTCGAGCGATGGCTCCGGGCAGCTATGCCGATCGTGCAAGCGAACCGCCATACATCCGCGGCGCTGGCGGCCGCGTACTACGACCAGCTCCGAGCAGCCAGGGCAGACGACCCCACGGTCCCATACACGCCCTACCTCGACACGATCGCCGATTCCCGAGCCGTCACCACCTCGCTGCTCGTCACCGGGCCCTACAGCCTCAAGCGAGCTGCCCGCAATGGCGTGCTGCTCCCGCAAGCCAGCGACAACGCAATGGCCGGATCCGCCGGCGCCGCAGCACGGCACGTCACCGAAGGCGGGCGGGGCACGATCGACAAGACCACGGCGAGGGACCGCGCTGCGCTCGGTTGGGCCCGCGTCGGATCCGGGTTCCCGTGCGGGTTCTGCTCGATGCTGATCTCTCGCGGGCCGGTCTACAAGACCCGCGAGTCCGCCGAGTTCAGCGCCGACGGCCAGCACTACCACGACCACTGCCACTGCGAACCGGAGCCGGTGTTCAACCGCGACGACTGGGATGGTCGAGCGCAATACGAGCACTACCACGCCCTCTGGACTGCGACGAAGGCAGACCGAACCAGCCCCGACAACGGACCCAGCTCGTCCGAGGTGCGCCGAGCGTTCCGGCGGGCCGTCGAGGCCCACTGATCCACCCGCCCAAGCGGGGTTGCGTCAACGGCCGACGCTCAACAGGCCGGGAGGAGGGCAGCAATGCCCGACAAGGAAGACCCCACGCCACCGGAGCCCAAGAGCACCGACAGCGGAAAGTCCTTTACCCAAGACCAGGTCGACAAGATCGTCAACGATCGCCTGGCCCGAGAGAAGGGCAAATACTCGGACTACGAGGACCTGAAGGCCAAGGCGGCGCAGCTCGACGAGCTCGAGCAGTCCAAGAAGGACGACGCGACCAAGGCCAACGACAAGGCCACCGCAGCCGAGGAACGAGCAGCCAAGGCCGAAGCGAACGCGCTCCGGTTGCAGGTCGCGCTCGACAAAGGGCTCACGGCAGCCCAGGCGAAGCGTCTCACCGGCGCGACGCTCGAAGAGCTGGAAGCCGACGCCGCGGAGCTCGCCGAACTGTTCGGCACGGGCACCGGCAGCGGCACCAACGGACCCCCGTCCGGCAAGCCGGCCGCTGACCTTCGAGGCGGCACGGACCCCACAGAGGACCCCGAGGAGACCGACCCGCGGAAGCTCGCGGCGAACGTCCCCCGACTCTGAACCATCCCGCTACGGCCCCGTCACGGCGGCCGACCGCGGTCCTTCACCTTGACCAAGGAGGTCTGCCGTGACCGTCACCACCATCAAGGCCACGAAGGTGGTCAACACCGCCCTGGGCGTGCTCGAGCGAGAGGTCGTGCTCCCCAACCTCGTGTGGCGTGACGCCGGCGGCGACTTCGCCGGCGCTGCGAACGACACGATCTCGCTGCGCCTGCCCGCCTACGCGGTCGCGAACACCCGCACGCTGCGATCGGGCACGACCCGATCGAAGTCGAACCTCGTCCAGACGAAGGTCGACGTCACCCTCGACACGGACATCTACATGGACGTGCCGATCTCCGACGAGGAACTGACCCTCGACATCACCGACTTCGGCGCCGAGGTCATGGCGCCGGTCCTGTCCGGTGTCGTGCGCGCCTACGAGGACAAGCTGTCCACGACGATGTCCGGTGCCACCTACGAGAAGACGGTGGCCCTCGACATCAACAAGCCGTTCAAGACCACGAACGCGGCGCGCCGGTTCCTCAACGACGCCAACGTGCCCCAGCAGGGCCGTGCGCTCGTCGTCGGGACCGCCCTCGAGGAGACCATCCTCAACAGCGACTACTTCGTCAAGGCCAACGAGGCCGGATCGGCGAACGCGTTGCGGGAGGCGATGATCGGCCGGATCTCCGGCTTCGACGTGGTCGTGTCCAACGTGCTCGCCCCCACCGAGGGGTACGCGTTCCACCGCACCGCCTACGCGCTGTCGTCCCGTGCCCCGAAGGTACCCCAGGGCGCCCCGTGGGGTGCGTCGCAGTCCGCTGGCGGGTTCGCGATCCGCACCGTGCAGATCATGGACCCCGACACCGTCGAGGACCGGTTCATCGCGGATGCCTGGGTCGGCGCCAACGTCGTGAAGGACCACGGCACCATCAACGCGGACGGCAAGTTCGTGCCCTCCACCAACCCGGACACCTCGGGCGGAACGGACCTCATCTTCGTGCGCTCCGTCAAGATCGCCGGGTTGACGTCCTAATGACCCTGCCCCGGCTCGCAACCGTCGACGACCTCGGCGACCTGTTAGGGACCACCATCCCTGACGGACTGGTCGCCAGAGCCGAAGGCGTCCTCGACGACGCCTCCGCGATGGTGCGGGCCGGGGCCGGCCAAACCTGGGTGGACCCGGTCACAGGTCTGCTCACTAACCCGCCTGGCGAGATCGTCGCGCTCACCAAGCGCATCGCCGCTCGGTTGTGGACGAACCCGACATCGGTCACGCAACGCACCGCCGGGCCGTTCTCCGAGTCGCTCGGCACGCTGATCGACGACGACGACCGCGCCGTCCTGGACGGCTACCGGCCAACGTCGGGGCTCGGCACCATCTCCACGACCCGCGGCTGCCTCGAAACACCCCCGGTCCGTGAATGCGATGACTGGTGGGAGGTGCTGTCGTGATTCCGGTAGGGAAGCAAGCCATCCGCGTGCGCCACTCGGGCCTCGACCGCTACGGCGACCCCGTGGCTGGCGAGGACCGCACCCCGATCGGCGTCATCGGGCTCGCCCCCCGAGTCGGTGGACCCGGCACCAACTCGTCAGAGATCACCGACCGCGGACGCGACGGCCTCCGCGAAGGACTCACCGCATACCTCGACATCGACGTCGACCTGCGGTTCGGCGACCAGATCGAGATCGACGGCCAACTATGGGACATCGAAGGCGAACCCGGCCGTTGGGAATCGCCGCTGAACGGCTGGCGGCCCGGCCAAGAGGTCGAGCTGCGAAGGCTGTCCGGATGAGGGTGACTGCGATCACCCCGAACTACCCGCCCGGCTCTCGGGTCGGTGCCTGGCTCGCAACCCACCGGTTCCTCTCCCACCTCGCCGCTAGGGGCCACGAAGTCACCGCGTTCGCCGAGCTCAACTGGGTGCGGGAATACGACCTCGACGGCGTCCATGTAGAGACCGGCCTGCGAGGTCGGTCTCGGGCACTGGACCTTGCCTGCGCGTCCGATGTGGTCATCTCGCACTGCGGGGATCTGGGGCTCGGCGTCGAAGCCGCCCGGCGTGCCGGCGTGCCACACGTGCGGATGGCGCACGGCCTTGGCGTCGACACCATCGGTGCCGACCTCGTCGTGTTCAACTCCGAGTCGCTGCGCGAAGCCATCGACTACGACGGCCCCACCATCGTGTGCCGCCCCCCGGTAGCCGCCGCCGAACATCGCTGCACGCCCGGCGAATCGGTCACGATCGTGAACTGCTCCGAAGCGAAGGGGATCAAGACCGCTTGGCGGTGCGCCGAACAGCTCCCGACGGTCCCGTTCCTCGGCGTGCTCGGCGGCTACGGCCACCAAGTCGAACCGAGAAGCGCCAACTTCGAGGTGATCGAGCCCGTGTGGGACATGCGCGAGGTCTGGAGTCGAACCCGCGTCCTCCTGATGCCGTCAGCCGAGGAGACCTACGGCCTGGTAGCCATCGAGGCAGCCTGCGCCGGCATCCCGACCATCGCCCACCCGACACCAGGACTCACCGAATCGCTCGGGAGCGCCGCGACCTTCGCCGACCGAGACGACACCGACGCCTGGGTCGACGCCATCGAGCGGCTCACCGATCCGAGAGCATGGACGGAGGCATCGGAACGGGCGCTGGCGCTCGCCGCCGAACGCGACCCCGCCCCCGACCTCGACCGGTTCGCCGACGCCGTCGAGCAGCTCGCGCCGGTAGCAGCGTGAGCGGCACAAGCCACCCGTTCGGCAAAGACCTGTCCGCGGACTGGTACGCGGACCTGGCCCCCGCCACCGTCATCGACGTCGGTCCGGGCTGCGGGACATATGCCCGCCTGTTCCGGGCCCGCCACCACGGACACTGGACCGCCCTCGAGGTGCATGCGCCATACGTCGACCGCTACCAGCTCGGCGACCTCTACGACGAGGTCCTGATCCGGGATATGCGCGACGGCATCCCCGCCGCAGACCTGGCGATCTTCGGCGACGTGATCGAGCACGTTCCCTTCGACGATGGCGCCGAGGTGATCCGGCAGGCGAAACGCAACTGCGGAGCCGTGCTCGTGTCGATCCCGCTGGGCCGCTACGACCAGGGCCCGATCGACGGGAACAGGCACGAAACCCACTTGGCGACGTGGACGCACGACGACGTGTGCGCCGTGCTCGAGCCGACCATCGGGATCGTCGGTGACCCTATAGGGGTGTACTGGTGGACCTCGCCGTCGTGATCCCCTGGCGGCCCACCGCCGACCGCCTCATGGCCTTCCAGCACGTCAACGGTTGGTTCTCCCACTGGTTCCCCGACACGCCGGTGACGCTCGCCGACTCGGGGCACGACACCTTCAACCGTGCAGCCTCCCGCAACACCGGCGTGAGGGCTGCGGGCGCAGACACGGTCATCGTGTGCGACGCCGACACCCTCCCCGACCCACACGGCCTCCACGACGCCATTCGACAAGCGACCGACGGCCGCCTCCACTTCGGGTACGGCCGCATGGCATACCTCGACGAAGCCCAAACTGTCGCCGAGCTCGCCGGCCAGCCGTACGAGCCGCCGACCGGCGCTGTTCACAACTCATCGGTGATGGTCATCCGATCCGAGTCGTGGTGGAGAGCCGGCGGGCAGGACGAACGCTTCACGGGCTGGGGTGGCGAGGATGACGCCTGGTTCGTGGCCTGTCGAACCCTGCTAGGCGAACCGGCGTGGCACGGCGGCCTCGCCGTATCCCTATGGCACGACTCCGAACGCGACCTCGGGTCCGACCGGTGGCGCCCGAACAGCGACCTTGCCGCCCGCTACCTCGCATCGATGGGCGACCCCGCTGCGGTCCAGCACCTGATCGAAGAACGGACGGTGACGGCATGAGTGGCATGAACCTGCGCCTCGACCACGCCGGCATCGCCGAGGTGCTGCGCACCCAATGCCGAGGGATTGTCGACGCAGCCGCTGCGTCGGTGGTGGCGTTCGCGGAGGGCGAAGCGCCACTCGTGGACCGGGGCCGCACCCGCATCCCCATCGACGCAGCCGCCCAGACCACCGACCGGGCGCGCGTCGTCGTTGCCCTCAAGCATCCGGCCGGCATGGCGGTCCAGGCGAAGTACGGGACCCTGACCCGAGCGGCGGCTGCCGCCGGGCTCGAGGTGAACGGATGAGGCCGACCGTCGCCCAGCCCGACGCGGAACGGGCAATGGTCGACGTGCTCACCGAGGCTCTCGCAGCCCGCGAGCCGACAACAACGGTCGGGATCGGTGTCCCGATCGGATGGACTCCCACCTCCTCGCCCACCCATGCCGAGGTGGCGTGGGACGGCACGCCGGGCGGACAGTGGCCCATCACGGCCAGGCCCACCATCAGGATCGTCGTGCGGGCAGCGTCGACGACGACAGCGAAGGCCACAGCGGCCCTCTGCCAGGCGCTGCTCCTCGCGTACGAGGGCGGCCACGGCATCACGACCATCTCTCCGCTGGTCGGGATCACTCCCGCCCGAGATCCCGACACCGAAGCCGAACTGGCGTGGTTCACGGTCGCGGTCACCACGCGCCTCACGCCTCTCGCCTAGATCGCCACGCCACCCACCCGGACCCGATCAACGGGGCCACCACACACCTTCCGCGTTCGTGGCTCCGCGCCACTGCGCGTCCTAGCAACAGGAGGCCGCAATGGCTGGAAACAACCAGAACGCCGGTGTCTGGCCCGACGCCGACGTCTACATCTCCACGAACATGGCCGCAGTGATCCCGGCCGGTCCAACCACCGCGTTCGGTGTCGACTGGGATCTCGTCGGTCTGCTCGACGGCGACGATGGCTTCGCCGACACCCGCGACGAGGACGTCGCCGACCACTACGCCTGGGGCGGCGTGCTGGTCCGCACCACCCGGGCGCACTTCAAGGCCACCCGGAAGTTCTCGCTCCTAGAGGACAACACGGTGACCCGGTCGTTGATCTGGCCGGGCTCGACGGACACCAGCCTGGTCGTGCCCCGACCGGCCAAGGTCAAGGTCGCGTTTGAGACCCGCGAGCTGAGCACCGGCAAGATCCGCCGGCTCATCTCCAAGAACTACGCCGAGGTCTCCGTCGACGGCGACATCACAGAGAACGAGACCGACGTGACCAAGTTCCAGATGCAAGCGGTCATCTACCCCGACGCATCGGTCACCCCGCCGCAGCTGTGGATCCGTCAGGCATCCGACCTCTACTCCGGTTGACAGCTCGAGTCGGGTAGGTCCCGGCGTGGCACCTACCCGACTCGATCATCAAGCCACGCCACTACAGGAGCCACGCCAAATGACAACCACCAAGAAGACCCCTGCCCAGACCGAGGCCGAGGGAGTCGAGACGACCACCCTCGATTGGGACGGTGTAGCCGTCGCCATCCCTGCCGAGTTCGAGGGCCTCGACCCCGACGTGATCGAAGCGTTCGAGAACAACAAGGCGATCACGGCCTGCCGGGCGATCATGGGATCCGACCAGTACGACGCCGCCCGGCAGAAGTGGGCGCAGAAGAACGGCCGCCGGGTCGTCATGGGCGACATCGGCCGCCTGTTCGACGCGATCGGAGCGGCCTACGGCTTCGAGTCAGCGGGGGAATAGGCAGCCTCCTCCGCACGCTCCGTTCCCATGAGAGCGCGGTGGAGGCCGACCTCGCCCGCTGGTATCACGTCGACTACCGCGACAGGTGGCGCTTCGACGAACAAGGCCGGCGGCGCCTCACCCTGCGGCGCATCTGCGTCCTGGTTCGCCACCTTCCCGCCGAATCAGCGTTAGCGGTCATCGCCCGAGACGGGCAACCCGCATGGGAACTGCGCGACGTGCTCCTCGCCACGATCTGGCAGGCCGCCGCGCACAGCCAAAAGCCCCATCCGCTGCTCGAGCGCGCCGCCGAGTCGCGGACCGTGAGCCCGGCCCGGGCCCGGCAACTCGACGAGGCGCGCCGCCGCGCACGCTCTCGGCGACGGGCGCTCGACACCCGGGACGCCACCTGAGCCCGACAGGAAGGGGGAACCGTGCCGAACGTCGGTTATGCCACGCTCACGGTGATCCCCTCCATGCGAGGGTTCAAGGCCCAACTTGAGGGCCAGGGCGACCCGATCTTCAAGTCGTCAGGCAAGAAGGCCGGCCAGACCTACGGGTCGGCGCTGAGCCAAGCCGCAGCGATCCACGTCGGCGGGTCCCTCACGAAGGTGCTCGGCACCGCCACCCGATCGGTCGTCAACCTCGGCGGCGCCGCGCTCGGAGCGGCCACCACCGGGATCGCCGCCATCGGCTCCTACGCCCTCGCGGCGGGCGCGTCGTTCAACGTGCTGAACCAGACCAGCTTCGCGGCGTTCAAGACGATCCTCGGGTCGTCGGACGCCGCGAACAAGATGGTCACCCAGCTCAACGACTTCGCGAAGTCGTCGCCGTTCCCGAAGCAGGCGTTCATCCAGGGCACCCAGCAACTCCTCGGGTTCGGGCTCTCCGCGGAGAAGGTCATCCCGGCACTGCAGGCCATCCAGGACGCCACCGCCGCGGTCGGCGGCAACGCCCAGGACATCGCCCAGATCACCTTCGCTCTCGCCGAGATCCAAGGCCAAGGCAAGCTGACCGGCCAGACGCTCAACCAGCTCGGCCAGTACGGCATCGACGCCGCGTCGATCATCGCCAAGCAGATGGGTACGACGTCAGGTGCCATCCGGGACATGGCATCGAAGCCGGGCGGCATCCCGGCGGCCAAGGTGTGGGATCCGCTAATCGCCGGGCTCGAGGGCCGGTTCGGTGGAGCGGCGGCAAACGTCAAAAAGACGATGGTCGGGTCGATCGACCGGATCAAGGCGGCGCTGCGCGACATCGGCTCCGACCTGCTTGCCCCGTTCGTCGGCCTTCAAGGCGGTGGGGCCGCTGTGGTCGCGGCGAACAAGATCGCCGACGCGTTCCGGTCGCTCGAGAAGCAGGTCATCCCGTCCCTGCTGCCGCTGGTGCAGTCGCTGGCCGCGAAGTTCGCTGACGCGGTCACGAAGGCATCGATGTTCGTGTCCCGACTGCAAGGCAGCGAGGTCACCGCGTTCCTGACGAAGATGACCGGGCTCGGCGCTTCGCTCGGCGCCGTCGGCGGGATCTTCACGGTGATGGCCGGCCGCAACATCCCGTTCTTCGGGCAGGCCCTCGCCGGGGTCAACCCGCTCGTCGCCGGCCTCGTCGGTGCGCTGCTATCAACCCGTCAGGGCCGCGACGCCATCCTTGAGGTGGGCCGGGCCCTGATGACCGGGCTTCGACCGGTGTTTCCGATCCTCCGCGATGCGGTCAACACGTTCGCGTCGGGCTTCGCGCATGCCCTACAGACCATCGCCCCGATCCTGCCTGACCTGATTCGGGTCCTCGCCCAGTTCGCGGCATCGTTCGCGAAGGTCGCCGCCGACATCCTCCCGATGGCCGCATCAGCGTTCGCCACCCTCCTACGGGTAGCCATGCCGATCCTTGACTTCCTGTCCCGACAGAAGTGGCTCGTCGAGACACTGGTCGTGGCGTGGGCGTCGATGAAGATCCTCATCACGGTGGCCACCTGGCTCTCCGTCCTCGTTTCAGCAGCGAATCCGGTTACGGCCGCGATGCTCGCCATCTCTCTAGCCATCGGCGGCCTGGTGCTCGGCCTCACACACCTGATACGGGATGCCTTCCCCGACGCGACGAAGGCGGGGCGGGACCTCGCCACCCAAGCCCGCCAGACCGGCACGGCCATCGAGGATCTTCTCACCTCGAAGCTCGCGGACATCTTCTCCAAATCGTCGTCGTTCCGGGACGAACTCGCTCGGGTCGGCGTCTCGCTGCGGGACATCCGGACCGCCCTGTTCGGCTCGAAGAGTGCATGGCAGACCTTCTTGGTACCCCTACAAGAGTTCGGGAACCAGAACGGCTGGACGCCGGGCTACACCCAGATGATTTTCCAGCTCGACAACCTCCGCCGGCAATACCTCTCCGGCAAGTTGACGCAGGATGAGTTCAAGCGGGCGATGGGTGACCTAGGGGTCGCCACGGACGCCACGGGCCAGCAGTTCCAAACCCTCGATCAACGCATCCACGCCTACCTCGACACGGTCTTCGCCGCCCAGAACGCCCAGGACGGGTTGCAGCGCAACCTCAACGACCTCGGCACCGCCGTAAAGGACGCCGCAACCAACGGGCTCAACCTGAACGACGCCTGGACTGGCAACTCCAACGCCGCAATAGACCTCCGAGGCAAGCTCACCGACCTCGTCACCGGCGCCTCGGACGTCATCAGCGCCTGGTCGAACCAGGGCATCCAGGGTCAGCAGCTGACGGACAAGGTCAACCTCCTGAAGCTCAACATCGCCGATATGGCGCAGAAGGCGGGCCTGCCCATCCCCGTTGTGCAGGAACTGCTCCGAAGGATCGGCGAGATCCCGACGAGCAAGACGATCCAGATCGTGGCCTCCTCGGCCGAGGCGTTGCAGTCGATCTCTCGGGTGTCCGCGATGGTCGACGGCCTCCACGGCAAGACGATCGACATCTACACCCGGGTGCATGGCAACGTCGCCCAGCACTCTGGTCCGGTCGGACGAGCCATCGGCGGCCCGGTCGCCGCGGGTCAGCCGTACGTCGTCGGCGAGAAGGGCTGGGAGATCTTCGTTCCACCCACCGCGGGCCGGATCGTCCCCCATCACGAAGCGGTCGCCGCATCGAGGCAGGCCGGCCAGGCGGCGACCTCGAGGTCAGCAACCGTTCCAGCCCAGAACGGCCAGACCTTCCTGCCGGTCGCCGTCCAGATCGATGGGCGTGAGATCGCCCGGGCGCTCGTGAAGCTGCAAGGAGCCTATGCATGACGTGGCTTCAGATCGGTCGAGTCGGAGTCGACACCGACCAGATGCAGGTCGAGTCGGCCTCGTGGGGTAGCGACCTGCAGCTCAGCTTCCTGCTGACCGCCGACACAAGGTCAGCCCTCGTCGCTGCACGCGAACAACTCGTCGGGCTGCGCCCCGAGAACAATCCCGACGAGCTCGTCATACCGGTCGTGGCGTACCCCGATGACGGCATCACCGGGTTCTGGACTGTCACGGACGTGTCCTGCGATATGGGCTCGGACCCCTGGGGCAACCTCGCCGCTCCCGCCACGGTCACGTTGCAGCGGATCTCGTCGTCATCGGCGCCGCTGGTCGAGTCACGCACCTTGTTCACGCAGCGCACTCCTGGCGGCCCCGCAGCGACGCACTGGATCGGGTTGCCGGCCTCGGCGTGGCGGCCAGGTGGCGGCGACTTCCCGTCGGGCGCGGCGCTGGCTAACGGGTTCGTGTCCTACGGCCTGGCCGTCGACGACTACTACCGCGACGCGTGCGTGTTGTCGGTGGACGGCATGACGGTCGTGGGCCGCCAGATCGTGCAGACCGGCACGGTCGAGCTGTCGAACGGCCTGATTCGGGTGGCGCCGTCACCGGGCCCGGACCCCGGCACTGACCCCGGGGCGTGCCTGGCGGTTCAGTTGCTCAGCGACGGCGTGTGGGGCCCGCAGCACGTGTGGCGGGCCGTGTTCGACGGTTCGCCGGGCCTTCTGAAGTGGTACTGGGCGAAGCTGTCGGCCGTCGAGGTGCTGCGCAACGCCCCCGAGTGCGTGTCGGTGCGGATGTTCTGGTCGGCGTTCGACCTGTCCCCGATTGATGGGCAGTACGGCTTCGCGTCGTTCGTGATGGACGTGACGTTGCGGCGTGGCGCCCGCTACGTCGAGGTGAGGGTACGCACGAACTACTCCGACACCCAGAAGCTCGGGATCCGCCACGTCGCGGGGAGCGTCAACACCGGCACGTCGTTCTCGTCCGGCTACGGCCTCACCGCCACCGCTGTCGACACGGCCGGGCTGAACTGGAACACGTTCGCGGGGCAGCCGGTCACGCTCGACACCGCGACCGGGTCGATGTATCTCGCCACCGCGGGCGACACCGACCTCGCGTGCGGCCTGTCGATCGGGTTCGCCTCCGACACGGCAAACCTCGCCCACTACATGTCGGCCGGCAGCGAGACGGTGCGGGTGGTCGGGGCGTGACGATCACCGAGACGTTGATGGGTGACGGCCGCTGGTCGGTGCAGCTCCGCGACGACACCCCCCGCGAGGTCATCCAACGGCTCTTCGACCGCTACAGCCTGCTGAAGATCACCGGGTCGCACGTGGACCCGGAGACGCTGCCATCGGTCGCATTGCCGTCCTACACCGGCGTTCGGATGGGCAGCGACCAGGACGGCGAGGTTCACGGCGTCGGCCTGTCCTGGTACCTCGGCGCCCCGTCAGGCGAGCCACGATCCGGGTACGACAGCAACGCTGCGTGGGACCGGGGGGCGTGGGTGAACTACACCCCGGCATCGGGTGCCGGCGCGCCGACTGAGTGGGTGACGCAGTGCTGCCGCAATGGCATCACGTTGGGCGCCGTGGGGTTGTACAACGGCAACCCGAACATGCCGTTCGGGGTGACCGCGTCGGCCCGCCGGGTGCTCGAGGTGGTCTGCTACTGGTTCGGGATGGAGTGGCAGATCGGCTCCGACGCGAAGCTGTGGACCGCGACACGTGTCGGCCTGTTCGGCGACCCGGCCACCCTGACCAAAGACAACCCCGACGCCGTGTTATTGGTGCCGGCGGACTCGTCGGGTCAGGACCTCGACCTGCCGGGTTGGGCGGTCAACGCCCTGCAGTTCCAAGTCGACGACACCGACCGGGTGAACCGGATCATCTCCCGGGTCGATGGTGTGATCGGCACGCCGGCGTTGGGCAACCCGCCCGATGACGGCTACTGCGCACCGGACGGCACCCAGCTCGACTTGACGTTGCAGACCGGTGACCACACCGGCGACCTGCCTGTGACGCAGGCAGCGAACGATGTACTCGCCACGTGGTTCGAGCGGGCGGCGCCGGCGACACAGATCAGCATCCAGGTCGACGAGTACGACGTGTCGGGCCGGTTCTTCCGCGACGGCATCCGCCCCTTGTTCCCCGGCAGCAACGTCGCGATCTACGACCCGGCCCGCAACATCTTCGAGCTGGCGAACCCGGTCGAGTTCCGTGGCCGCACGATCTACCCGTTGCGGATCCGGGTCGTTGGGTGGGAATGGCCGCTCAAGCAGGGCATGGGCGTGTACCTGGACAACCGCCACAACACCGGATCGGCGACACCGCCCGAGGCTCGCGTCATCACCGACCTGACCCCGTGGGTCGTGTGGGAGGACGGCGACATACGGCTCGAGGTCGGCCAACTGCCCCGCAAGCTCGATGGAACTAGGCGATTCAACGCCCCATAGCTCGACCCGAGGAGGCACCTCATGGACACGCTCACCCACAAGCTCCGCACCGAACCTGTCGTGCTGCTGGCCGTGTTGGTGGCGGTCGTGCAGGCCGTCTGCACGTTCGTTGCCGGTGGGGGCGCGCTGACGTTCGCGGCGCTGGTGCCGATCGTGTGCGGCGCCATCGGCCGCCAGCTCGTCATGCCCGCGAACGGCCTCACGTTGGGTCATCCGGAGGCGATGGAGGGCGACCCGCCGGTGCTCGGCGTCGACGGCGGCAACATCGCCCAGGCCAGCGCCACGACCGCGGGCCCGGGGAGCGTGGACATCATCGCTGGCCCGAAGGACGCCGGCTGATGGCGTGGTGTCCGTTCGCTGCCAGGTTCCCGGTCCGCAACCACTCGGGGGCGATGGCCGCCCAGCTTGGGCTGATCGAGCATGTGCAGCAGGGCAACGGGTCGCTACGCCACTTCTTCGACGAGCCGGCGAACCAAGCCTCGGCGCATTGGTGGGTGAGCCGGACGGGGGCGATCGAGCAGTACATCGACTCCGACTTGCGTTCGTGGGCGCAGATGGCGGGCAACGCGACGTACTGCTCGGTGGAGACCGAAGGGTGGGGCCGCGATCCGCTCACCGAGCCCCAGGTCAACGCTCTCGCCAGGTTGTACCGGTGGGGCCACCAGGTGCACGGCTGGCCCTACCAGCTCGCGAACAGGCCGGGTGAGCGCGGGTTCGGCGTCCACTACATGGGCGGCAAGGCGTGGGGTGGGCATCCGTGCCCGTTGCCGACCCGCGCCGCGCAGCGCGGCCGGATCTTGGAGCTCGCGCAAGGCGGCATACCGAACGAAGGAGACGACGACATGGCAATGACCGATGCACAATCCGCCGCGCTGGTGAAGGCGTCGGAGCTGTCGACGCGGGCCGAGCAGGTCCGCACGATCTCGGCGTGTTACCGCGACATCACCGGCCGCGCGGCGTCCGACCGCGACATGGCGGCGTTCATGAAGGCGCTCGACGGCGGCTTGTCGATCGACGCGTGGTACGGCCAGGTGGTGCGGGCGTTCGCCCGAGAGGCCAAGTAGGGCTCGGTGTGGCTGGCGGCGGCCGTGGAACCGTTGGACTGGGGACGGCTACTCACCCTCTACGGGCCGGCGCTGGTGTTCTCGTGGGCGGCGGTGTGGGCGTTGTGGGGGGCGTGGCAACGCGAACGCGAACGGGGCCGGGAACTATCCCGCAAGCTCGTCGATTCCGCGACGGAGCAGGCGAAGACGGCGGCAGAGATGACGCAGGTGTTGGGCGCCGCGAACGAGTATCTGCGGGATCTGCGCGACCAGGGAATGCGGGCCGTGACGAGGGAGCCTCGCCCATGACCCTGTTGTCCACGTTGCTGCGTTGCCGGGACCGCGACGACCTTGTGCCTGATGAGGCGAAGGCCCGGCTGAGCGACGCCCGCGAGGCTCGCGCGGTGCTGCACGAGGCCGCCGATGAGATGCGGGCGTTGTTGGAGGAGGTGGGCCGGAATGACTGAGAGCACCGCGGCGGGCACACCGTCGCAGCACGAGATGTGGCGGGTCGTCCTCGCCAAGCTTGATCGGGTCGAGGGCGTGATGGGTGACGTCCTGCGCGGCTTGGAGCGTGAGGTCGCGGACCGTGAGCACGACGTGGGCCGTGAGCGCCGCCGCCGGCGTTGGTCGCTGGTGGTGGTCGCCGTGTTCGCCGCCGCAATCGTGCTCCTCGGCGCTGTGCAGGTGCGGGTGATCCGCGACGAACGGGCGCATGACGCCGAGCGGGCGTGCGTGTCGGGCAACGCGTCGCGGGAGGTGGTGCGCACCTCGATCGACCGGGTATTCGTCCTGATCGGGCAGGTGTCCCCACCCGAGCGGCGCGCCGCCGTGGACGCGTTCCGACGCCAGATCGAAGCCGACCTGACCGCCCACCTACCTGCCCGGAACTGCTGAGGGAGATCCCGTGACGACGAGCACCGTTACCGGCCCGATCGTGGCGCCGGACCTCACCCCCCAGGTCAACACGCAGGTCGAGATCCGCCTCGTGGCGGGTGCTGGCGGGATCGGGCACTACAGCGCCGGTGAGATCGTCGACCGGTGGCGGGCCCGCACCGACCTGGCCGGCAACTTCGCGGTGGCGTTGCCGTGGAACACGGAGATCGTCCCGGCCGGCACCTACTACGTCGCGAAGATCGGGCGGGGCGAGTACGAGGCGACGGTCACGTTCCAGTTGGACCCGGCCTCGGGCATCGTCTCGGGCGGCTCGTATCACGTGATGGACCCGCTCATCGCGGTGGTGGCCCCTGAGGCGCCGACGCTGGTGAAGTACACGCAGGCCCCGACATCGGGCCTCGCGCTCGCCACGTCGCAGTCGGTGACGACAGGCATCGGGACTACGGCGGTGCAGATCCCCGGCATGTCGATCAGCTTCGTGGTGCCGGCCGACCGGCCGGTAGTGGTGCGCGCCACCGTCCCCAAGACCGGCGCGAACACGCTCAACGAGATCATCACGGTGCAGATGCGCGACGGGGCAGGCACCACGAAGGCGACCGGCTCGTTCCGGGGCCAGACGTCGGGCGGCAACTACAGCCAGGTGGAGATTGTCGAGTCGATCGCTGCGGGCGCGGGGGCGCAGGTCCGCGAGCTGTGGGCGGTCAGCACCGGCAGCACGGGCTTCGTCAACGCGTTGGGCGACACGGCGGGCTTCTACAGCTTCATGGCGCTCGAGGCGTACGCCCGATGAGCGCCACCTCGCCGGTGCAGTCGACGTTCTCGGTGTCGCCGTCGCACAAGTCCGGGCAGGGCCTCATGCGCTGGCAGCCGTGGACCGGCGGCGACTGGACGCAGATGGGCGTGATCTACGGCATGGGTCACGGCCTCGTCGCCCCCTACTACGCCTTCTCGCCGTTGAACGCGTGGGCGGCCGAGTGGGTGCGCGACACCGCTCAGCCGTGGGTCATCCCCGACACGCCCTACAACAGTTGGGGCAACGACGACGCCATCGACTCCGTCGACAAGTCGCTCGGGTGGCTCGGTGCCGTCGACGGGCAACGTTGCCGTGATGACAAGGTGTTCCTGGCCGGCGCGTCGATGGGCACGCTCACCACGCTCAACTGGGCGCGTCAGCATCTCGACAAGGTCGCGGCGGTCGCCTTGTGCGTCCCCGCCGTGAGCCTGGCTGATCTGCACGACCGCAACGTGCAGGGATGGAAGACGGAGATCGAAACCGCCTACGGCGGCGCTGCCGCCTACACGGCCGCGGTGCCCACCCATGACCCGCTCACATACGCGTCCGAGCTCGTCGGGCTGCCGATCAAGCTGTGGTACTCGCCCGATGACCCGGTGATCGCACCGGCAAAGGTCGAGGCCTTCGCGGCCGCGGTCGGCGCCGAGCTGGTCGCCAACCCTGCCGGGACGGGCCACGACGTGATGGCGGCACCCGCCGCGGACGTGACCGCCTGGTTCGCCGCCCACACCCCGGCGCGCCCCGAGCCGTACTTGGGCGGCCTGGTTGGTGGCGTGTCGTTCGCAGCGGACCGGTTCGGCATCCACGCGGGCGCGCCGTACGTCGACTCGGCGGGACCCGCCGCGGGCGAGGCGGCCTCCCTCGGGTGGGTCGACGGCCCGGTCCTCGTCCACTAGGAGCACTGATGGCACAGATCCCACTCGCCGATCTCGACCCGGGCACCTCGAAGGTGCGCGAGGCGCTGCTCGCGGGCGGCTCGGTCGCGACGCACGTCGCCGCGAGCAACCCTCACCCGCAGTACGCGCTCGCCTCTGGGACGGTGCCGGGCACCGAGGTGGCATCGGTCGAGGTGTCCACCTTCGGCGGCTCCCCGTTCAGCTTCACGTCCACGGTCGACATCACCGGCCTCGCGATCACGCTGCCCGACATCGCCCGGCCGATCTGGGTGCGGCTCTACCTCTCGCAGGTGTGGTCGACCGTCGCCGGTGGCTCGGCGGTCGCGTCGATCACCACCTCGTCGAACACCTCCTACAACACCGCGACCGGCGTGTCACCGACCTCGAACTACGCGTTCACCTTGTGCGTGTGGGCGCGCATCCCCGCCCACACGCCCGCGTCGCTCAAGGCCCGGATCAACGGCTCAGGCAACGCCGGTGGGATCAACGCGACCGCCGGCCTGTTCGTCAACTCCCTCGCCGCGTTCGCGGCCTAACACGCTCAGGAGACCTCGATGGCTTCATGGTGGACCAACAAAGGCAAGGCCGACCTTGCCAAGACCGACCCGACCGCGGCGACGCTGCGCATCCTGCTCGTCAACACGGCGCCGGCGTCGCAGGCCGCCGCGGCGGACCTCAACTTCGTCGCCGATGTCGTCGCCGGTGAGCTGTCGGGCACCGGCTACGCCCGCCAGACGTTGGCGGGTGTCACGGTCACCGAGGACGACACCAATGACCGGGCGATCCTCGACGCCACCGACCCGGCCACGTACGCGGGGATCAACGCGGGGACGATCGCGGGGGCGTGGATCTACCGTCGTGTCGGTGGCGCCGACTCCGACGCGGTAGACGTCCTGTGGTGCTGGATCGACACTCCCGATCTCGTCACCAACGGCGGTGACGTGAACGTCGCGTTCGCGGCGACCGGCATCTCGACCATCTCCTGAGGCTCGGCTCGTGCCGACCGCCACCTACGCGTACACCGGCGCCGACCAGACCCACACGGTCCCGGCTGGGGTCACGGCCCTCGTCTTCGACCTGTCCGGCGCGGGGGCGGGCACGGCCGCGGGCGCACGGCTGCAAGGCACGCTCGCGGTCACACCCGGCCAGGTCCTCACCGTCAAGGTTGGTGGGCAACGCGCCGGCATGACGGGCGGCTGGCCCGACGCGGGGGCCGGTGGCGCGCATGGCGGCCTTGGCGGCACCAACGGCCAGGGCGGCCAGGGCTCGACGAGCATCCTCGACGGGTCGACGCTGCTCCTCGTCGCCGCTGGCGCGTCCGGCGGCGGTGGGGCCGGGCAGGGCACCTCGGCGAATAGCACCACTCCGGACACCGAAGCCACCACGCCCACGGCGGCGACGGCTGGCGCGTCGGGCGGCGGGCTCACGTCCGTCAACGGCGGTGGTGGTGGGGGTGGTGGTTGGCGTGGCGGCATCGGCGGCGCCGCGGGTGTCGCTGGCGGC